ACAGCGTTTCCGGATCCTTGACCGGGATAGCGTCGTACTGCGCGCGGGTGCCGTGCCACCACACGTCGAGCCCCCGGTCGCCCTGGTCTCCCTTGTCTCCCTTGTCTCCCTTGTCGCCCTTGTCGCCGGGCACCGGCACTACCGGCGACGGCGACAGCGCATCCCCCGGATACCTGTCCGGCAGGGTGATCGGGTTGTCGTCGGTGACGGCCAGCAGCCAGCAGCGTTCCAGCCCGCCGACATGCTCGGTCACCTCGTACACGGCGGTGCCGTCCACGCCCCGCAGGTCCGGATCAGGGACGAGGTCCACAGTGAACGAGCCCGACGCGTCCAGGGACACGCGGACGGCGCTGGACGTGACCTGGGTGCCGTCGTCCAGCCGCGCCGGCGGCACCAGAGCGAACTGCACCCACCCGTAATCGGGCAGCCCGTCGGGGCGCTGGTACGTGCCGGTGACGACGGTCATTACTGCACCGCCATCCAGTAGACGCGGACGATGAGCGAGCCGGATCCGCCGTCGGGGTGCGTGACGGTGATGGTGGCGCCGCTGGTGCTGACGGTCTTCACGCTGGTCTCGCCGAACTCGCCCAGATAGGGCTGGCAGTACACGCGCGGCGTCGAGGTGAACCGGCCCGCCGGGAACACGATCGGGTAGTCCTTGGGACCGGAGACGACGCCGTCGCTGATGCTGCCGACGGCCATCGCGTACGGCAGCCGCGACAGGGCCTCCTCCACCTGCTGCATCGTCGCGGCGATGTCGGTCGCCAGCCGTGTGATGTCGAACGGGACGTTGGGGACGTCCGCGCCGATGGGCACCTGCCAGTCGTAGGGGGGCACGGTCATGGCACGACCTCCGTCGCTCTGTACTCGCTGTTCGCCAGCCTGGTTATCTGGATGTAGTCCTGTCCGAGGGGGATGCCCACCGACCGGATGCGGGCGTTCTCGGTGGGTCCGCCGAGGTAGGTGACGGCGACCGTGTCGCCCGGCTCCAGCCAGGGCCGCAGCGGGTGCCGCAGCTCGGCCTTGCGCATCTGCCCGCCGGTGCGGTGCGCCAGGCGGGCGGCGGCGGCGTCGGCCTGCGCCTTGGTGGGCATCTTCCCCGCCTCGATGCCGGTGGTGCGCTCCGCCCGCACCACGCGGGAGCCGATGCGCTGCACCGCGACGGGGGAGTCGGGGCGGGTGTCCAGCCACGACCCGACGACCCGCGACGGGGGGTCGGCGTCGGATTCGTGGATCAGCAGGTGCTGGTTGTAGCCGAGCTCGTGGTCGATGGTGTAGCCGGTGAGCTGCCCGCCGTCGCCGACGCTGAGGACGTCCACCGGGGCGCCGGTCTCGGCGGGCGCCGCCGGCGCTTCGCGGACCTTGAACACGCGGGTGGCGGGGTCCTGCCACAGCACCGACGACGCGGCGGCGGCGAGCTGCTGCAGCAGCTGCCACGGGTCGCCGTCGTCGGCCCAGTCCGCGGCCCGGTCGATGGGGATGGTGGTGGCGGGTCCGGCGATGTCCACCGCCGCCTGCGGGAAGGTGCGCCGGATGAGGTTGCCGATCGCGGCGGCGTAGGTGGTGGTGCCGAGGACGACGCCGCCCCGAGCGAGGTCGTCCATCGCCACCCGGTACGTCTGGTCGGCCAGCGCGAGCGTCCACATGTTCTCGGGGCGGGCGATGGCGGAGGCGACGATATCGAGGTCGGCGACCGTCATCCACAGCCGCCCGCCGATGCTGTAGTCGATGCGGACGCGGCCGCCCATCGGCAGGTACGCCTGGTCGGCGAGGGCGGGAACCGCGGAGGTGGGGACGTTGATGTTCGCGGTGCAGCGGCGGTCCTCGTCCTTGTCCACGGCGCCGTCGGTGAACGGCAGGTCGGCGGCGGCGACCGCGCCGGTGCGGGTGAGGATGGAGGCACGCCAGAGGGGGGCGTGGTGCCCGTCGGCGGCCCGCGGCCAGGCGGGGTCCGGGGGCGCGATCACAGCACCGCCGACCCGTCGAGGACGTCGGTGTACGACGCGTAGGCGGCCTGCAGCTCGTCGTAGGTGAGGTGCTGCGCGGCGAGGATGCTGTAGGTGCGGTCGGGGACGGGCGGGGTGATGCCGGGGGCGGCGGTGACCCGCTGCACCTCCAGCCGCAGCACGCCGAGCCCGGCGCGGCGGTCGTCGCTGATCAGCGGGTCCTCGCCGCTGGTGACGACGACGGTCATCGTGTCGAGGCGGTCGGGGTCGATGGTGCGCAGCAGCAGCGGGTCGCCGCGGCGCATCAGGCCGATGAGCCGCGCCCTCTGGGTGGCGTCGCGCAGCAGCAGCTCCAGCGTCGCCGACGGGTACAGGGCGGGCAGGATCGTCACGAACGGCGCGCTGGAGCCGAGGACGGGATGCCACAGCGACTGCCCCTCGAACCGGTACGGCCGCCACCTCAGCACCTCGACGGGGACGGCTTCCTGGGTGGTGGTGGAGGCGAGGACCGGCATCGAGGCGGCGACGGTGACGGGGTCGGCGACGACGGTGGTCGTGTCGTCGGTGGCGAAGTACGAGAGGGGGCGGTTGAGGGCGGCGTCGCGGTCCAGGACGGTCGCGCCGGTGCCGACGTGCCGGTTCTCCGCCCCCATGTCCTCCCACCAGTCGACCTGACCGGTGGTGGCGGATGCCTCCAGGCGCACCCCGTACAGCGCGGGGACCAGGGTCACGACGATGTCCATGTCAGGGAGCCTTCTTCGCGTTCCGCGTGTGCAAGTTGTCGATGGCGACGAGTCCGGGGCTGTAGTTGGCGCCGCCCCTGGTGACGTAGGACGCCGCGGCGCCGGTGGTCTTGAAGTCCAGCCACACGGTGCGGCGCTGCGCCGCGAGTTCCAGTCCCCGGTTCAGATCTGCGACGAGGTCCACCGACGTGCGGGTCTCGGCGTTGGTCTCGGCGGTCTTCCGCCGGCGCTGCTCCGCGAGGTCCAGCGCCAGCCGGTCGCCCTCCAGGACGTCGCCCTGCTTCTCGGCCTGCTCGATCAGCAGGTCCCGCAGCTTCCGCGCCTCCTTCGCCTGCTCGGTCTGGATCTCGTAGGTGTTGTTGCCCTGCCCGCCGATGGTGGTCCCGGCACGGACGATCTCGTCGAGATGGTCCACCCAGTCGCTGAGCCCGTCGCCGCCGAAGTAGATCGATTCGGTGATGGCGTCCAGCGGCACCCCGGCGGCGGCGGCCCTCTCCTCCCAGCCGGCGAGCTTGTCCTGCACCTCGTCCAGCCATTCCAGGTAGGCCTGCTCGCGCTGTTCGCTGGACAGGATCTCCCCGGTGGCGCTGATCGCGCCGGCGAGGTCCTCCAGCGCGCCGGACACGAACTCCGCGGTGTCCTCGGCCTGCTTGCGGACCTCGTTGAACGCGATAGCGGCGACCGCCGCCAGTCCCGCCGAGGCGATGCCCAGCGGTCCCTTCAGCGATCCGACCAGCCCGCCGAGGGTGTCCTGGAGGATGTCCTCCACGTTCCCCGACGCGAGGCTCTCCCCGAGGTTCTGCTGGAACTCCTGCCCCGCCTCCCTGCCGACCTCGCCGATCTCGTCGCCGGCGCGGTCGAAGTCCTGCCCGATCTTCCGGCTGGAGCGGTCGGCTGCCCGCTCGGCGTCCTTCATCGCGCCGCCGAAGTCCCGCTCGAACCGGTCGGCGTCGCGGGAGGCGTCCTGCAGGGAGTCGGCGATGTCCTCCGTGGACCGCTCCACGTCCTTGGTGCCGCGCAGGAAGTCGCGGGTCTTCGCCGCGAATTCGATAACGATCGGTCTACCCGCCATCGACTGCCTCCCTCCACGTGCCGTAGATGACGCCCAGCCACGCCGAGACGAGCAGCGGCGCGGCGTCGGCGACCGCCGGGTACACCATCCGCCCGGTCTTGTTCCGCGGCGGCAGCTGCCGCTGGGTGCGGCGGTTGCGCACCGTGTAGGAGCGGCCCCGCCTGCTGGTCGACGTGTAGTGCGGCTCGCGCCAGCCGCGGTCGCCGCCGAACTCGTACTGCCTGACCAGCTCTCTGACCGCGACGCCGCCGGAGAACTTCCCGGATCCGCCGACGACGACGGCGGGGTTGGCTCCGCTGCGGATGCGGGCGGTGCCCGCGATCCTCCGGTCCTGGCCGGACGTCCCAGCCCGCCGGATCGCGGAGCGCAGCCACGGCGTCACCTCCCGCGTCAGCACGCGCCGCATCTCCTTCTGCACGTCCTTGTCCGCGCGGCGCATCAGGTCCGCGGCGTCCAGGACGGGCTGGAAGTCGATGGTGAGCGCCTTCACGGCGTCGGCCTCCCGATGACGACCGGGTACAGCAGCTCGAGGTCCAGCGGATGCCGGGAGAACCCAGGCTTGGACCAGTCCATCTGGAACGAGGAGATCTTCGCGGTGCCGGCGAGGGTGAACGCGATCGTCTCGTCGAGGTCGGCGAACCAGGTGACCTCGTACGTCAGCGAGGCGTCGGTGTTCTGCGCCTGCATCAGCAGCCACGACGCGCCGGTGTCGGTGGTGTCGGTGTAGAGGGTGCCGGTGAGGCTGCCCGACTGCGTGTCGCCGGGCTCGGTCACGACCCCGTCGGGGCAGGCGACCTCGACGGTCTCCCCGACGGTGTTCCCCGGCGCGGTGTAGGACACGTCGATCAGCTGGCAGTTCACCTCCGTCCCGTCGAGGACCAGCGACAGCGCGATCTGCTTGGTGGTGTTCGTGGGCATGGGGGCTCCTATCCGTGGCCTGGGGCGGTGGCGGTGAACGTGACGACGGGCAGGCCGTCGAGGTCGGCGGCGGTCCACGACACCGGTTCGAAGCCGCTGGCGCGGATCAGCATCGCGACCGGGTCGACGTGGGCCAGCAGCTCGGCGATGCTGGGCGCGCCCGCCGCGGACGCCGCGAGGACCGCGACCTCGACGGTGAGCAGCATCGGCGTCGGGTCGCACAGCGCCTCGGCGTCGTACTCGGCGCCGGTGGGGGTGACGACGCAGGTGGTGCGGCCGGGGCGGTTGCCGAGCTCCGCGAGCCTGGTCGGGTAGCCGGTCTGCAGCGACGCGATCAGCGCGGAGACGAGGTCGGTGGTGCTCATCCGATCGGCGCCCGGCGTCGGGCCGCTTCGAACGCCTCGATCTCGGCGTCCCACCTGGGCAGCGGGGACTGCCCGAACTGGCCGGTGTCCAGCGCGCCGAGCGGGGCGCCGCGGGCGGCGAGGCTGCGGGCGGCCCTGCGCAGCGCGGCGTTGGCGAGGCTGACCGTGTACGGGTCGGTGCGGCACACGGTCGCCTGCACCTCCAGGGCGGCGTCGAGGGCGTCCTGCGCCTGCTCGGGCGGGTAGGCGTCGCCGGTCAGGTCGAGGTACGCCAGCAGCTCCTCGACGGTGGGGCGCTGCGCCATCGTGCTCCTTCCGGCCCTGGGGCGGTGGGGGTGCCGCTGCGCGCGGGCGGGGTACGGGGGGACGCAGGTCCGGCCCGCGCGCAGCGGCGGTCATCACTTGCCGGTGCGGGCCGCCCTGGCGGTCTGGGTGATCGCGACGATCCCGGCGGGCACGTACGGGGCGCCGAGGACGTAGCCGTACACGCCGACGTCGCGGCCCAGCTTCGACACCGCGATGGAGTCCAGGGTCTTGGGGCCGTCCTCGTGGTAGCGGAACGCCTCGCTGTTCAGGGCGAGGGCGGGCGCGGACAGTCCGGGGACGGGGATGACTGCGGTGCCGTCGATCTCCAGCTGCACGTGGCGGTCGCCGCCGGCGCGGCCCGCGGCGTTCACGGTGCCGTACGACGCCGGCGGGTACATGGGCTCCCCGTCGGCCTTCACGGCGCCCGCGATGCCCGCGTACGACGAGGTGCGGACGGCGACGACGTCGGCCTTGCGGCCGGTGGCGTCGAAGACGGCGATGTTGGCCTCGACGACGGCGGTGAAGAACGAGCCGGGCGCGGCCGGGTCGTACGTCACGGAGCCGGCGGCGGCGGCCTCGGCGGCGAGGACGGCGTCGAGGTTCGTGGCGTAGGCGTAGGCGGCCATGTAGATCCGCATCAGCGCGTCGAGGTAGGACGGGTCGCTGCGCTCGATCAGCTGCAGGGCGACGTCGCTGCCGGCGGCGAGGGTCTTGATGTCGCCGGTGGCCTTGGCGATGTCGACGCGGACGCTGTTGATGTCGGTCTTCTGCGCGGCCTGCTCGGCGAAGATCGCCGCGAGGTCGCCGCTGTAGGTCGGCCAGGCGACGGACAGTCCGCCGTCGGGCAGCGGGGCGGCGCCGCCGAGGGACTGGATGAACGGCCGGCCCTTGTCGACGATGCCCTTGATGTCCTTCACCCAGCCCTCGGCGTCGACGCCGGGGTTGTTGCCGGTGATCTGGTCGGCGAGGGCGCGCACCATCTCCGGGTCGCGGTACGCGGCGATGACGTAGTCGCCGAAGGAGCGGTGCTGCAGCAGCGGGCTGGAGGCGGGGGCGGCGGTGCTGCGCTGCACGAGCGCGGCGAGGTCGTCGCTGCGGGCCTCCAGCGCCTGGATCCGCTGGTGGTTCTCCCGGACCTCGATCTGCAGCTGGCCGTCGATCTGGCCGTCGGTGGTGGTGTCCGTCATGGTGGGCTCCTCTAGCTCTCGGACGGCGAGTACCCGCGCGTCGGAGTACGCGGGCATATGGGTGAGGCTGATCTCGCGGACGGAGATCCGGTCGCGGACGACGGTGCCGTCGTCGACGTGGTGCTCCCCGGCGTCGAACCCGATGCTCAGGCCGAGGATGTCCTCCCGAGCCAGGGCGAGGGCGTCGCCGCCGAGCTGGGTGTCGGCGATCCGCAGCCGCACCTCAGGCCCGGCGGGGGTGTCGGCGGCGGCCTCGACGCGGCCGATGGGCTCGTCGTGCCGCCACGCGACGGGCAGGCCGACGAGGCCGGCGACGTCGACGGCGCCGGGCGCGATCATCTCCCGGTACCCGCCGACGTCGACGGCGGTGCCGTACGGGAACGCGACGCCGGTGATGGTGCGCTCCTGCGGGGGCGCGGCCGCCCGCTGGAGGCGGGTGCGGATCTCGTAGTCGGGCATCAGGCTCCGATCTGCTGCGGTGCGGTGAGCGGCTGCAGGCCCTCGTCTGCGCGGACCTCGTCGGGGGTCTTCCATCCGGCGGCCAGGGCGGTGGCGTGCGCCTGGTAGCGGTCCAGGGTGGTGGGGCGCAGCAGCGGGTCCCCGTCGAACTTCAGGATCATGTCCTCGTCCTCGGCGCGGCCGGCGGGCAGCAGGCTGGACCAGGCGTCGGCGATGGGGTCCACGACGGCGGCGACGCCGTAGCGCAGCCACGCGGCGTCGTTGTCGCGGGCGGTGGCGTAGGTGGTGGCGTCGCCGGAAGGCAGGCCGAGGTAGCGGGGCGGCACCCCGAACAGGCGCGCCACCTCCTGCGCGTTGAACGTCCGCGACTCCAGCCATTGCGCGGTGGCAGGGTCCAGGAGGGTGTCCTCGACCTTCAGCCCGCCGCCGAGGACCGGCATCCGGCCGTCGGCGCCGGACTGGCTCGCCATCCAAGCGTCGCCGTACGCGCGCAGCGTCTCCGGGGGCAGGTCGGCCTCGGTGGTCAGGTAGCGGCCCGAGGAGCCGCGGCCGGAGGCGAAGTAGTTCCCGGCGAAGCTGTCGGTGTCCAGGTAGCCGCCGACTGCGTGGCGGGCGGCCTGCAGCGGCCCCAGCGGCTCGGCGGCGCCGGGGACGGTCAGGTACGGGGCGACGAGGAGTCCGCCGGTGCGCAGCTCGACGGTGGAGGCGGGGAACGCGATGGGGATGCGCTGCCCGTCGAGGTGCCACACGGCGCGGCGGCCGCGGGGGTCGAGGTAGGCGTGCAGGCGCGCCGGGTCCAGGGGCATCAGGTCCCAGCCGGTGCCGATGGGGTCCGCCCACCAGGCGGCGTAGCCGCGCAGCGCGACGCACGCCACCGCGTAGGACACCAGTTCCCGCAGCCGCATCTGGCTGGACCCGATCTCGGGGCGCCGCACCCAGCGGGGCAGCGGGATGGAGTCGTCGCCGACCCTGGCGCGCAGCCGCATCTGGGTGGCGGTGGTGGTGAGGAGGCGCACGCAGGCGTACGTGGTCGGCAGCGCGAGCGGGTTGCCGGGCGACGCGGTGCGGGCCGGGACGACGAGCGGCCCGGAGGCGTGCGCCGGGTCGGTGCACTGCGCCCGTTGGCGCCGGAACCAGGCCATGCCCGACGATGGCACGGTTCCGCGACGATCAGACGATGACCGGCAGCGGCTCCTCGTGCCGCATCCCCCACAGCGCGAACGTGACCGCGACCAGCGGGGTGATGTCGCCGGCGGACTTGCGGCGCCCCCACGCCCAGGCGTCGCCGATGGGTCTGGACACGGCGGCGGCGGCGGCGGCGTCGAGGGCGTCGTCGGGGACCAGGCGCAGGGTGCGGGACGCGGCCTCGTCGTACATCTCCCCGCAGGCGCGGGCCACGTCGCGGGTGCCGATGGTGCGGATGCGGGCGCCGGCGCGGCGCAGCGGGTCCGCGGCGGTCGAGGCGGGCGACATCTCGTCCAGGACGATGGGGGCGCGCAGCCGCCGCGCCAGCCGCGCCGCCTCCGCCGGCAGCCAGTCCACGCCCGGCCCGTGCGCGGCGACCGCCGCCCGCAGCAGCCCGCCGGAGTCCCGCCACGCCACCGCGACGGCGCTGGTGGACCGGTCGGGGCTGGTGTCGACGGCGACGACGGCGGGTCCGGGGGTCGGGGATCGGGCGGGGTCGCGGGCGGCGGTCCAGTCGGCGGCGGTGATCACCCGATCGGCAGCGACGGTGGTCCAGGCGTTGGCGTAGGCGCGCAGCCACTCGGAGCGGCCGAGGGTGTGCAGCTGGTCGGCGATGTACTGCTCGTCGATGGTGAGCCCGGCGGCCGGGTGCGCGGCGGTGACCGCGGCGACCGCGTCGGGGTCGGGCAGGTGGTCGGGGACGTCGGCGGACCACTCGAAGTACGCCATCGTGGCGTCGGGGTCGGTGGTGGCGGTGCGGCCCCGGTCGACGAGGCCGCGGAGAAACTCGCTGGTGGCGTCCCCGGCGGTGGAGATGATCCACAGCTGGCGGCGGGGCCTGGTCGCCATCGCCGGGGCGCACGCCTGCAGCAGTTCCTCGCCGCGGCCCGCGGTGAACGACCACGCCTCGTCGATGACGACCAGGTCGATCGTCTGCCCGTGCAGGGCGTCGGGCTGCGGGCTGAAGATGCCGACCCTGGAGCGGGTGGCGCGCAGGTGGATCTCCTCCTGCCCCGCGGCGCGGCGCAGCTCGATCTGGCCGTCGCGCATCAGGGCGCGGCCCATCGGCGAGGACTGCAGGTCGGGCACGAACTCGCGGCGGAACTTGTCGCGGGCGGCGGTGCCGGTCTGCGCGGTGTACCAGGCGCGGTAGTCCGGCTCGGTCAGCATCCGCCCGTACAGCAGCGCCTCGCACAGGGTCGTCTTCCCGGACTGCCTGGGGATGGTGACCACGACCAGGCTGTACCGAAGGCGGCCCTTCGCCGGGTCCGCCAGTTCCAGGGCGGTGTCGACGATACGGCGCTGGTGCGGCATCAGCGGTTTGCCGAACTGCCTGGAGGTGGCCGCGATGCGCGGCCCGAGGGTGCGCCGCGCGGGGTCGCGGGCGGTGGCGTAGCGCGGCTCAGGCGGCGTCGTCATCGTCGTCGGCGGTGAGCGCCGCGAGGACCGCCTCCATCGGGGACGCCTGCCGGCCGCCGGTCATGCCGAGCATGGTCAGCGTCTCCCGCAGCTCGCGCATCAGTGCGGCCTCGGCGTAGGCGGCCTTCGTCTCGGTGTCCTGGCGGACCCGGTCGAGGCGGTCGGCGAGGTCGCGGAGCATCCCGACCTCGATGCCGTCGCCCGGCGGCAGCGCGCCGTCGCCGCGCGCCCGGTCGATGGTGGCGTCGATGTGGCGGCGCATCACGCGGGAGCGGGGCGGCGGCTGCGCGGGCGAGAACAGCGCGAGGTCGGGGACCTGCTCGGTCATGCCAGCACATTACCTGGATGTGACACAACGTACTTGAGTGTCACCTTGCGTAATGCTCCTTGCTGCACGCTCGTTCTCGACCCGTCCGCCCCCTCCGGGGGAAAAAAGGACCAAGGCAGGCGCGGGGTTTACAGGCGCGGGAGAAAGGAGGGGGGGTGTCACCATCCGGGGCGGCGGAGGGGGGCCGGCACCGACGGCCCGGCGCCCTTGGACAGGTTGCACGCCGCGCACAGGGCGCGCAGGTTGTCCATCGTGTCGCCTCCCCCCTTCGACACCGGGATGATGTGGTCGACGTGGTGGCCGGGCGCGCCGCAGTTCTGGCACAGCCACCTATCCCGGTCCATGACCCGCTGCCGCAGCTCCATCCAGGCCCGGCCCCGCATCCTGACCCTGCTCACCCGTCCCTCCTCATCTGCTTGGTGATCCTGTCGTAGCTGCGCCTGTCGTCGCAGTGCGCCTGCAGCTGGTGGGCGAGCATCGCCTGCCTCGCCTCGGCGGGGGTGCGTCGGAGGATGCGCACGTCGCAGCGCCTGCAGACCGCGAGCGAGGTGCGGCCCGAGGTGTCGACTGTGTAGTCCATCGGCAGCGCCATCGGTGCCTACCCGTAGCACGAGGGGCCGACATCGTCTCAGGCACGCTCGTCACACACTCCCCCACCCGAACGGCACCTCGTCCCAACTGCGGTGGACGCGGATCGTGTACTCGCTCACGCCCGGCGGGAACTGCCCCCGGTTCAGGCAGTGGACGAC